CTTGCCGCCAATCAAATCGGCGACCAGCTGCATACGATTAGTTTTAAGCGTGGCGGAATAGGTAACAGCCATTTCTATAATCCTTAGAGCAAGCCGACGATGTAGGTCGCCGTCGTTCCGGTCGCGAGAACCTGTTTGGTGCGAACATCAAGCTGAGTGCCGACCGGGACGGCTTTGAACGTCACCGTGTTGCCAGCCTCGGTAACGAGTGCGACATCGCCGGCGCCGCCGACATAAAGACGCGTGAACACATTCGGGCCGGTATCCGACGTCGTGACCGCAGCAGCGGTGTCAGGCGTCAGGGAAGAAAGCTGAGTTGCAGGCATAATATTTTCCTCAGAAGCTGCGGCGAGCCGCGACCAATTTTGATTGCGGGCGATTTGCGCGATCGGCCTCGACCTCAATGTCGCGCAGGATGGTCTGATACATGCCGTCCCAGACGGCGATGCGCTGATCGTCCTTGAGGTAAGGGGCCGTGTGAACAAGCGCGCCGTAGAGATAGAGATCGGGATAACGAGACAGAACCCAGTTGGTCGTCGTCGTGTTATTCAGCGGGTCGAGCTTGGCGTAATACCAAAGGTCGAGAAGATCAGGGGCCGCCTGCCCTGGCGCCGGCACCAGGCGGATCCGATTGCCGATGATCGTGTAGTAAAGCGCGTTGCCGGTCGGGAGATAATACGGAGGCAGGATCGGCACCGGCGACTGCGACGGGTTCCAGCCCTGCGACTGAACCGTCATCGACTGATCGGGCGTGATGTAGGCGATGAAATTATTCGTGTCCTGCTCAGCGAACTGATAGGCCGAGATGAAATCGATCGGCAGCGGGACATAATTGTCGATGACCGACGCCTGGGCGCGCTTGATCATCATCGGGTGCTTAACCCGCGACATATCCCTTTGGATCCTGGTCGTCGCGAGAGACACAAAATCCGGGATCACCGACGTCAGATCCTGCCGGTTCATGGTGTCTGCGAGCTTGTTGCAGAGACCCTGGAAATCAGCAGTGAATGTCGGGTTCGCGAAGGTCGTCACAGGCGAATATCCCTGGTGAGAAACGGTCGGCCTTCATTCATCAGCCACTGGAACAGGCGCTTTTTGTCCTGCCAGATGCCTTTGGCGACGAGATCGGCGTGGATGAGCATCGGGATCGAGGCCACTTTGACGTCGTCGCCGAGCTTTTCGTTCTTGGAATGGTTCATGCGGCTTTCGTGAGCCGCCTTCAGGATGTGATCGACCTCTTGGGTGCTTTCGAGGTGGATGCCGCCATCCTGTTCAATGACAAGGCGCTGCCTGACGCCGTTTGCGGGATCGTAATCAAAATTCGGATCATCGATCTTGCGGTAATTTTCAGACATTCATCCGCCCATAAAAAAAGGGGCCGCACTAGGCGACCCCTCAGATTGAAGATTTTACGCGAACTTAGCTGTTGGTAATATTCGCGACAACGGCATGAGCGTAGGGCGAATTGACCACCAGGGTGTATTCCGCGAGAAGCTGCGAACGCTTCGCGTCACCCGTGCGGGCCAGTTCCGTGCGCTGGAACGGACGCAGATAGGCGACCTTGGCGTAGTCAGGATCGACGAAATACGCGAATGCGCCGTTGCAGAACAGCGACGGGACGATGTCCAGCGAACCGAAATCCGACAGATACACGTCAGCCGCGCCAACAATCGTGGCGTTGCCGTTCTTGACTTCGGTATTCACGCGGGTCTGCGACAGACCAGAGAAGCCGGAAACGCGAGCTTTGTTGACCGGCGAAACCATCATCATCTTAGGCTCGCCGCCCTTCTGGTACATGTTGCGGATGGCGTCTTTCAGGTTGGTTTCCGTGAAAGCAGCCGAGCCGCTCGTCAGCGTCCAAGCCGTCGTCGGGGTGCCGGAGACGGTGGAAGCGCCGCCCGAATACGCCGGGCCAGTGACGGTGCCGACGACGATGCCGTTACCGGCAGGCGTCTGAGCAGTCGTCTTGATCCACGTCGGGAAACCAGCCAGCTTGCGAGCCGTCGAGGCGTCGCCAGCAACCGCAGCCTGGTTCGACAGGAGGATCGTCTCCATGTCGCGCTTCAGCTCTTTGCCGTGCTTGGCGATGAGGTAAGCCTCGATCGTCTTCATGCCAGCCGCGTCAACCGCGCCAGACGTGCCGGAGACGTTGAGCGTCTTCGTCGAGATCTGGGTGTAGTTGCCGCAACGCGACGGGGCCACAAAGGCGGTGTCCGTGGCGTCCGCGCCTTCGACAGCGGCATTGGAGCCGTTGGCGTCAGCGAGGATGTCGGTCTGCCATTCGTGGTAGGTGTTGTCCGCAGTCGTGCGACCAACATTGTTCATAAAAGCCGTCTTGGTCGGCGAGATATTATAGATGATGTCCTCAAGATCCTCACGGATCGACGAGGAGTAATCGTAACGGGTTACGGTAGCCATTTTTCTAGCCCATTAAAGGAGTGCGCGAATGGCCGCAGCGGCGTCTTCCACGCGGCCAGATTTAGCGAGACGATTGCGCGCAGCCTGCGCGTCGCGATTTACCTTCGGAGCAGATGTGCTTGGCGGGGTCGGTCTCAGAGCCTTCTCAGCCGGCGGCGCCGTTGGCTTGAACTTGCTTTTCTGCAGCTCGCGCCAGCGCATGCCGTCAGCAGCCATCGCGACAAGGCGGGCGTCGTAAGCCTGGTTGATCTCCTCATCGGAGAAACCGCGACTGACGAGATATTCCCGAACCTTGGGGCGATCGCGCTCATAGGCTTTGCGATCTTTCCACTCTGGGATTAACTCAGGGAGCTTAGCTGCGTTCTCTGCCACAAAGGCTTGGAGTTTACGTTGCTGCTCGACCTTGGTTTCTTGCTCCAGACGCTGCCTCTCAGAGGTCGCGGCCTGGAGATCACCCATTGCCTGCTCATATGCTTCTTTTTGACGAAGATACGCCGAGGGGTCGATGTCGATCAGCGACTGATCGGGTGCAGACGGCATAGACGACTGCATCCGCTGGATAAGCGCCGGCAGCAGCTGTGAGTAGACCTCACGCTCCTGACGAGCAGCGTCCAGTTCTGTCGAAAATTGACGTTTCTCGGCGGCGAACTCTTGCTTGGCTCGCGTATAATCCTGCTGCCGCTGATAGCCGTTCAGAGCTTCTTTGAGCGAGACCTTCTCTTCCTTGCCGTTAATTTTAACGGTGTAGAGCGGGTCTGTCTCTTGGTCGCTTTCAGCTTCTTCATCGGTTTCGGGTTGAGCATCAGGCGCCTCGTCGTCCTCGTCGGACGCCGTCGTCTCTGGCGCGAGATCCTCGGGTTCAGCCTCTTCCGCCTGTTCAGCTTCTGGGGCTGGCTGTGCCGCCTCCTCTGCCGGAGCCGCTAACCGTTTCTCGGGCTTCTTACCCGACAGCAGCGCTTCGATTTTGGACGCAGCTTCCTCTACGGTGCCGGTGCTTTCGCTTGCCGGCGCCGTCTGAGTTCCATCAGACATCTATTTCTCTGGGTTGCTCAGCGAGCGGGCGTGCCTTGAGAGCGCGCTAATTTTTCGCGCGTCTCGGCTTGTGCCTTGCTGAGTTTTGCGTCCTCAAGCAGGCCAATCAGGCGCGCTCGGAACGTCCTTGCGCCGCGCACGAGGCCATAGGCTTCCTCTCGTTCTGCTGGCGTCTTAAAATTTCCATTCGCCCACATCTCAATCGTGTAGGCGTCCATCTTCTCCATCGCGATTTTGAATGCGTCGGAGTTCAGAATATTCTGCGCCTGGCGCGCGAGCTGCTCAGCGTCGAGTTCGCTCATTGCGGCATCGCCGGCGCCGGAGCGTTAGGCTGCGGCATTGGCTGCTGCTGTTGCGGCGCCTGGCCCATGCCGATTTGCGAGAGAACCTGTGCGGAGGCGAGCTTCTCGTTGTCGATGAGCGTCTGAGCCAGGTTCTGGATGTCCTGGCGAGGCTTCCTGGTCATCTCAATGATTGAAGGCCAATCAACCTGGACGCCGCTCTTCGCGGCAATATCCGCAGCCTTCAAGATGATGTCGGCTTCCATCTGATCGCGCTTGAGATCCGCATCCAGCTGGAGCTGGGCGCGATCGATCGCGAGCTGCTGGAGCTTGGCGTAAGTCTCAGCCTGCGCCTTCGCCATCTCGACCTCAGCGAGCAGGACGTTGGGATCCTTTTGCTGCGCCTTTGCTGCAGCCTGCATCTGAGCAAGCTGCATTTCTTGTTCTTGGCTGATCGGCGAGAAGAATGCGTCGGGGTTTTTGTAACCAGCCTTGCGCACAATCTGGCTGAGCGTCGATTGATACTGCGACAGCTTAACCAGGGGGTTGTCCAAACCCATCATCTGGATGATCTGTTCCTGCTTCTGAGCAACAGTCGTCAGGAACGCCATCTGCTGCGCGTCATCGCCACGGCCAAGGGCCACGGAGACCGAGCAGTCCATATTCGGATCCCAGGTCGTCGGATCGACCTGTGTGTATTCTCCACGCAGGCGAACCAGGAGCGGCTTATCCTGGTGGCGACAGATCATTTTCAGGAGACCGCCGAACAGCTGCTTCATGCCGTTCTCAGCGAACGTGCGGGCGATCAGCTCAATGCGCTCTTGAGAGGCCGAGATCTGCGCCGTGACTGCGGCTTTCGTGGTTGACTGCAGGAGATCTGCATCAAGACCCTGGCTCGCCGGGGTGACGCCCGTGCGCTGCGCCTTGATCTCGTCGATGTATTCAATGATGCCCATCGCCGGCTGGCCGACGAACGGGGTGGAGAGATCCTGAACGGCTCCAGCCTGGCGAACGCGAACGACGGCGCCGACCTCTTTGTTCAGGACATCATCGATATTCGCCTGACCCTCAACAACCGCCGTGCGGGGGAAGATCGACTGAGCCAAGCTGTCCAGCGTCGCGCGCATGACGTGCGATTTGATCCGCTGGAGATCCATTGTGACGTCGGCGACCGAATGTCCAAAGATCGCATGCGGCTCTGGATCGGGGCAGAACACAGCGAACGGGACGTGATCGACGATCTCATCCTTCAGGATAAAGCAGTCGCGGCCAATGCATTCGATGCAGCGGAGTTCCGCAATGCCATCCCCGTCCTTATCAATGCGCATGAAGATTTTCATATACTTCACGCGACGCAGGGTCGGGTCGTCGTTGTCGGTCGGGAAATACATGCCACGGTTGCGCTCAAATTCTTCCATCTGAGCGATCCAGAGATTGTCCTCTCCGGGTGAGCCGTGTTCGATTACATCTTCCTCGTTGTATCCCATCTCGATGAGTTCTGAGACTGTAACGAGGTCACGATAGCCGACCAGATCAAAAAACTTATCAGTATCACGAGCGCGCCGATCGCAGATAAAGCACTCAGGAGGCAATGCGCGAACACGATATTTTCTCTCTTGGTCAACGAGACGCACACACACCGAGTAGGTCTCGGGCATCATCGGATCCGTGACAGGTTCCGGGTTAGCGTAAACCAGCTGAGCATTTGGGTTTTGCTGCATCATCAGCAGCAGCTCTTCGCGAACCAGGCCGGAGAAATGTCTCTCGACGACGCGGTCTTCGCTTTCCGCCCACCAGGTGACGACACCTACCTTTTTAAGCAATGCATCCTTGAACGCGCTGTAGAGGATCTGGAAGCCGGGGTTCATCTCGTTGAAGATGAAATTAACCGCATCCGACGCCTGCTCGGACGTCTTAACGTCTTCAGCCGTGCGCGGCATGTATTCAACAATGCGCTGGCCGGACGTGAAGATGCGCATGAGGCTCGGCATGATGCTCTGGATGGTGTCGCGCACCTCCGTAAGCACAACCTGAGATCTGCCCTGCTCCTCGTCGCCAAACGGCGCGCCGCGATAATATTCCGCAGCCTGGACACGAACCGGCGTGATCAGCGTGTCGATGTAGGTTTCAGCTGCTTGAACACCGATCGCAACACGGTTCTGGAACTCAGTCTCGTCGAGCGGATTGAGCTTCTGGCGCATATCCGCATTGCCAGGGCCGTATGAATTATTGTCCTCGTCAGCGTCATCCTCGACCCCGCCTTCGGCCATGTCTTCCGCATAATCGTCGTCCCCCGGCACGGGAGCGGAGGTTTCGAGATATGCGGCCTGATCCGCATCCATCGGAGATGGAGACGAACGACGGCGACGACGACGTGCCATTCAGTTCTTTCCTAGCAAATAGAGACGCGACGCTGCAGAGGCTTGCCGGTGATCCATTTCATCGATCGGCCACCAACCATGGCGCCTTGACCAGCAAACGTGAGACACAGCGCGTCGGCCAAATCCGGCGAGCGCATGCCGCGTTTCTTCAATTCAGATTTACTCTCGACCTTGATCTTGCCGTTCGAGGCGAATGCATAACTCGGCGCGATTAGCTCAGCGCGGAGATCATCATCCTTCGGCAATTTAACCGCTCTGGTCTCCAGCCAATCTTTAGCTGCAATCCAGAGTTCATCTCTCAGTCGATACGCCGACTGATTGAGCGCATTGCTCTCGGATACGTTGACATCGCGAACATTAAAACCCAGTTCGCGCAGACGATCGGCGACACCGCCGCCAAGGCCAATGCTGTCCACGCAAATCTCAGCGGGCTTGTCCATATTTGCTTCATGGACAATCCGCCCCACCGTTCCCATCAGATCCTCGCCAGACCAGTGGCGCATCTCGATGACGACGTTACCGCGTCGTTTGCAGATTACAGATCTATCCGATCCGTAACGCGCAATGTCGCAGCCAAAGATGAGATCCGCTTGCGGGTCGAGCGCAACGTCTCGCGACATAGCGCTGTCCACAAGATCAGCTGCAATAAGGCTATCATCGTCGCGTAGAGCAAACTCACCAAGAACGCGAACACGGAACGCATTCGAGTTCTCGCCATATGTGCTTTTGATCTGCTCGACGAAGTCTGAACTCACCAACGGAATATCGACGCATGAGACATGCATCGTTTTCCAGTCGCCCTTGAGCTGGTGGTGCGTTCTAAAAAACAGTCCAGTGTTTCGCGTCGGGTTTCCTATCAGG